TAATGTGGGAGCACCAAATGGCCCCGGAGTGGCCACTCCCGGGCCTTTAATGCCCTCACAACCGATGCCAATGGGGGGGGGAGCATAAATGGATATTATTGATAAAATAACAGAAGTAACAGGCTTAGGTTTTGAGGATTTAAAAGGGGCGGAGAGAGAAACGGTCATGAATTGGATCAATGCAATAGATAGCCGGGAGATTTCACTTGACGGGGTAAGGACTTTTATTAATGGGATGAGGGTTGCCGTTGATACTGAATTGGCAGTAGATAATCTTTCAAAGAAAAGAGACTTATACTTAAAAGCAAGGCTTAAAAACTTAATTGCTCTTGAAGCATACTTAGAAGGCCCGGAGAAAGCCAAGAGAGCCTTGGAATTATACTTAAACAAATTAAAAAAATAAAAGTTATTAATTATATCTAACACCTAGAAAGGACTGATATATGCCAAAGAAAGCTAGCCCGGCTGCTAAAAAAGAAGGAGCAGTCATTACTAATCAAACTACTCCGGAAGAGTTGGAAGCAAAAATCAATGCAGTTGATGAAGAAACCCCGGAAGAAACAACTGTAACCAGAGGCCCTGATGTTACTCCCCCAGAAGAAACTAATACTGAAGAGGAAGAAGTTTCAGTAGAAGAAGCCCCGGAAGAACAAGAAGTGGCTCCTGTTGTAGAGGTTGCCCCGGAAGAACCAGACTGGAAGTCCCGTTATATCGGCTCAACCAGAGAAGCCCAAGTATTAGCAGCCAGAAATAAGAAGTTTGCTGAATCAGTGGATAAGGCTAATAGTCTTGAGAAGCCGACAGACGAAGAGATGAGGACAGAGTATGGGGATAATTGGGAGATGATGGATGATGTTCAGAGAAAATTAGCCAAAGAAACAGTTTTAAGCAGTAAACGGTTTGCTATTTTAAATGAAGTAGCGACTGAAACTAAAAAGGGTGAAGAATGGGTAGAAAAAGCTAAGGTCTTTGTTGCCGATCCTCAAGTATTGGTTAAGTACCCGCAACTTGAAGGAAAAGAAACAGAGTTTGTCCAGTTTTGTTCTCTTCCTACTAGAGTAGGAGTTGATCTTGATGATCTAGTCCGGGCCTTTTCCTTTGACATTAAAGAGGAAGTACCAAAAAGAAAGACACTGTTTGAATCCGGAGGAGGAGGACAAGCCCCGGCTCCAAAAGAATTAACGGTAGATGAGATTGCTTTCTTAAGAACCCATGATTCAAAGAAGTATAAACAATTACTGGCATCGGGGAAAATCAAGATTGAAGTATAACTTGACAAACTGTTTATACTGGTTTACCATTAATTTAGAAAACTAAATCTTCCTAACACCGTTCATATCGGTCTGGTAAGAGATTATTAACTTAGTCTTTTTGAAAGGAGACCGATATGTCTGCTTACGCAACTAAATTAGCAGAAGCTTTTTCAAGTAAGGTAATTCAGCGATATTACGAGTCGGCTGTATCTGAAAGAATCACAAACTCGGACTATGAAGGTCAAGTTCGTGATAAAGCTTCCGTGCTAAATGTCCTCACATTCGGAGCATTGGCGTTAAAGAACTACACCAATACTGCCATGACAGCCGATAGCCTGACTGAATCAAATGCTCAGTTAGTGACTGATCAGCAAAAAGCTTATTATTTTAAGGTAAAAGATCTTGATACCTTCAAGTCCTACATCAAGAACCCCGAGGGAACAATCCTTGAACAATGCCGGGCTTTACTGGCAGAAACCGTGGATGCCTATGTTCTTGGTTTGTATGGAGATGTGGCTGCTGGTAACAGAGATGGTACTAACTATACGACTGGAACAGTAACAGTTGATGTTACGACAGGTGTTGTAACCCCGGCTGGTGGAGCTGCCTTTGGATCCTCAATGGTAGGAAAAGGGTTTAAAGCTCTTGGTCATACTAGTTGGTATAGGATCAAATCCTACAATGCCGGAACTGGCGGAATCGTGATTGAAGATGACAGTGATGATGAGACCTCGGCTTATACCGGAGGTGCAATTGTCGCAGGGGCAACCTTTGTCATTCAAGCCAATACTGCTTTGCAGGTAACCAAGAATACGATCAATGCCCGTGTTAATGCTTTGGCAACAATCCTCAACGAGAGGAAGATCCCAAAGTCTGATCGCTGGCTAGTCGTTCCAGCAGGAGTCTCAGCCTTAGTCCGACAGGCCCCAGAATACATCCCAGCAGTGGAGTCCGCTTACAACGAAGTGGTTAAAAGGGGTTTGATTGGAATGTTGGCAGGGTTCCAAGTCTTTGAGAATCAGCAAATCTCCGGTGATTCAACCGGGTGGCATGTACTGGCCGGTCATAAGTCCGGAATTACATTCGCCTTGGGAATGACTGAATCAGGCGTAGAGGATCTGATTGGAGACTTCGGTTCAGCTTATAAGGGTTTAACTGTCTATGGTGCAAAAGTCATAGATGAACGCCGGAAAGCTTTAACTGAAGGTTTCTGGAAACTTTAATAGAAACTTGATACCAAAATCGTCTGCCGGCAGTCCTTAGAAAAGATTGCCGGTAGACACAAAAAACAAAATGGCTACTTTTCAAGTAAAAACAGATTTACCACTATTAACACAAGTTGAAATAGATAGGATACAAGCTATTCCTTCAGGATTAAGAACGGCTACTGAAGCTGCTTTCTTAGTCCGTCTTACTCCTTATCTTTGGAATCAAATCATTACTAGAGATGAAAACGGCTATATCATGTTGGCTAGTGGTTTAACCATTCCAATAGACTATACCGGGTTCGGAAAAGGTGCTGTCTTTATCAAAAGAGATGCAGTTTATAACGGTTTTGCTATAAACATGGGTAATCAGAATAAGGCTATCTGGAAGATGGCTTCTTATGAAGATCTTGCTAGTATCTCACCAAGCACAAGTCCTTCCGTGTCTGTAAGCCCATCACTTTCGCCAAGTGTCTCACCTTCAGTTTCAGTGAGCCCGTCTTTCAGCCCAAGTTTTAGTCCTTCATTTAGTCCTAGTGTCTCGCCATCAGTCTCAATCAGCCCCTCTTTCTCACCAAGCTTATCTCCATCTTTCAGTCCTAGTGTGAGCCCAAGTACAAGTCCTTCCTATATGTCTTTAAGTCCTAGTATTAGTCCTTCTCTTAGTCCTAGTCTTTCACCAAGTTTCTCGCCGAGTATCTCACCTAGCGTGAGCCCATCAGCTTCTTTCTCACCAAGCTTATCTCCATCTTTTAGTCCAAGCGTGAGCCCATCAGTCTCGCCAAGTGTATCAATCAGCCCATCTTTTTCACCAAGTTTCTCGCCTAGCTTTAGCCCATCATTTTCGCCTAGCTTCTCCCCTAGTGCAAGTCCAAGCGTGAGTCCAAGTGTATCAATCAGCCCTAGCTTCAGCCCAAGTGTGAGCCCATCAGTCTCAATCAGTCCATCCTTTAGTCCTAGCGTGAGCCCAAGTGTTTCATTCTCACCTAGTTTTAGTCCTTCATTCAGCCCTAGCTTCAGCCCTAGCTTCAGCCCAAGTGTGAGCCCATCAGTTTCGGTTAGCCCATCATTTTCGCCTAGCTTTAGTCCGAGTTTTTCACCATCTTTTAGTCCAAGCGTGAGCCCATCATTTTCGCCTAGCTTTAGTCCGAGTTTATCGCCAAGTGTCTCACCTTCAGTGTCTGTGAGCCCATCTTTTAGTCCAAGCGTGAGCCCATCATTTTCACCTAGCTTTAGCCCATCGTTCTCACCAAGTATCAGTCCTAGCTTTTCGCCAAGCCTTAGTCCTTCAATCAGCCCATCCTTTAGTCCTTCCCCATAAGGGAGTTTCCCCACAAACTCAGTCTTGCAATCCGGCTCGCTTGGTATTATATTTATAATATATGGCTGAAAGTGTAGCAATAATTGGGTACGGTTGGGTAGGAAAAGCGATGGAAAAATTATTTCCAGATGCTTATATATATGATCCTTTGGTTGGAATGGGAGACAGTCAAAAAGAGGTTAATAAAAAGCAGATTGCTTTTGTTTCTGTCCCAACTCCTTGCATTGGTGAAGGAAAACTAGATACTTCAATTGTGGAAGAAGTTGTTTCTTGGTGTGAGTGTCCGCTTATTGTTATCCGGTCAACCGTTAATCCGGGGACTTGTGACTTTCTTGCTAATAAATACCATAAGCATTTGGTTATGCAACCGGAGTATTTAGGAGAAACGCCTAACCATCCTTTCCTAGATCCAAGAACAAGGCAGTTTCTGATCCTTGGAGGGGCCTTAGAAGATCGCCGAAGGCTTATTGATCTATACACCTCAGTTTATAATGCCAATACCACCATAAGGCAAGTGACGGCCCTAGAAGCGGAGATTATTAAGCTTACAGAAAACCGGGCCATTTCTTTCAAGGTTAGTCAGTGTCAAGAGCTTTATGATGTTTGTGAAATGGCTGGAGTTGATTTTTATGCTATTCGGGAGGCGGTTTATGGTGATGATCCTAGGTTTAATTTATGGTTTACTTTTATTTTCCCGGACAAGCGTGGCATGAACTCCAAGTGTATTCCCAAGGATGTGTGGGCGTGGAAAGCATGGGCAGAATCTGTGGGTTATGATCCCAAGATTACAAAGGCTATTCTAGAAAAAAATAAAGAGTGGTTAAATGAAAAAGATTAATATTAGTACAAAAAAACATCCAAATCTATTTACCCTTGTAGATGATTGTGATTTTGATTGGTTAAATCAGTGGAAGTGGAGCATAAGTACAAAGGGTTATGTAGTCAGAAAAAAGGATAAACACAATGTTGTTATGCATAGATTAATTAACGAGACCCCAGACAATCTTCAAACAGACCATATTAATAGAAATAAACTTGATAATAGGCGTAAAAACTTAAGATCGGTAACTAATCAGGCAAATCATTTTAATTTAATGGCACAAAAGAATAACAATACAGGCTATAGGGGTGTCCATTTTGATAAAATAACTTGTAAGTGGAGAGCTGATATTCATATAAACGGAAAGTCTATCAATTTGGGTAGGTATTCGGAAATTGAGCTTGCTTTGATAGCAAGAGACTTGGGCGAGAAATTATATTTTTCTACAAAGAATGGATAAAAAGTTAAGTGTAGTAATTCCGGATTATAAAGATCCGCTTCTCTTTAAAACGATTCAATCACTTCTGGATAATTCTGTACTTGGAGATCAACTTGAGATAAACGCTGTTTTTGATGGTTGTTGGAACCAATCCCCTTTAATAGAAGATCCTAGGGTCAACTATGTCCACCTTGGCAAGAATAGGGGCATGAGAGGGGCTATAAACGCCGGGGTTGCGGTATCAAGGGGTGAGTTCTTAATGAGAACCGATGAACACTGTCTCTTTTGCCCGGGTTATGACAAGATTCTGATTGAGTCTTGCCACCATGATTGGATCATGACCGGGGTACAGTATTTCTTAGATGCTGATAAATGGGAAGTAATGGATCTTCCCCCTGTTCATACTCAAAAGTTGGTTATTCAAGGTGGAGTTAAGTTTGCCGGACAAAGATGGCCGGAAAGAGACGAGATAACAAAAGATAAGAAAACTGTACAAACTATGGCCATGCAAGGGAGCCAGTGGGTAATGCCTCATGCTTGGTGGGATAAGGTAATAGGTGAATTGCAAACCGAGGGCTACGGGCCTCTTATACAAGACAGTCATGAGATGGTGTTTAAGACTTGGAAGGCTGGCGGTAAATTGGTTCTTAATCGGGATATGTGGTTTGCCCATAAACATAGATCATTTGCCAGAACTCACAATAACGGAACAGAAGAGAATCCGGCTAATTGTGATGCCGGGTATAAATATGCTTTGGATGTTTGGGGTGATTATTACGAAAAGGAGGTTAGACCACGCTGGAAGATCTAAATGACAGTCTCTAAGATTAATTTTGAAAGCTCCAATATCTGTAATGCTTCTTGCACCTTCTGTCCTCACGACCAGATGAAACGGCCAAAAGGTGAAATGTCTAATGAATTGTTCCATAAAATTATCAAAGATGGCAAAGAGATGGGGGTTTATGGTTATTCTCCGTTCTTTATGGGTGAACCGTTCATTTTCCCCCGGATCTGGGAGTTCTTGGATTATATGCAAAAAGAGAAGGTTACTGTTGCGATGTATACAAATGGACAGGCAATTGATGTTGAGAGGTTTATCCAGTATAAGAATATAAGCTATCTGGATTTCAGTATTAATGCTGCAACGGCTGAAACTCATAAAAAGATAATGAGAGGATTGGACTTTAACAAGGTGGTTGAGAATTATAACAAAGCGTTAAAGGCTCCCTTTACGATTCAAGCTTCTTTTATCATAGTTGAAGAAAATAAAGACGAAGTTGATGAGTTTAGGAAAATGTTTAAAAAAGCCAGAGTAGGAAAGTTTGTAAATTGGGCAGGAGACAAAAAGGATCCTGTTAAGAGAACCGGGAAAAGAACTCCTTGTTGGGTTTTATTTCATCAGATGATGGTTCTTTGGGACGGTACGGTAGTTCCTTGTTGTGTTGACTATGAAGGCCGGCAGGTACTTGGGGATGCCAATAAACAAACTCTAAAAGAGATTTGGGATAATGCTTCTTGGATGAGAGAAAAACATAGGAATTATGATTTTGATATTCCTATTTGTAAAAATTGTGATAAAAATGCTAGAGAGTGATTAATATGCCAATATGAATGATATTACAATAATTTTTTTGACTATAAATCGTGTCCCCGAAAAATGGGCGGAATATCATAAGTCTGTCCTGCTTGAGGCGATTGGAGATACTCCGGTCATTACAATCTCCAAGAAACCCTTGGATTGGGGTAAGGTTAATCTTATTCAGGATAAAGAACCATGTGTTCAACAGATTTATGAACAGATACTAAGAGCTGCTAAGATTGCCACTACTCCATATATTGCTATTGCTGAAGATGATACCTTGTACCATAAAGATCATTTTGCTTTCCGGCCACCGCTTGATACATACGCCTTTGAAGGCCATAGGTGGGGATTGTTTACTTGGGGAACTCCGACTTACTATTGGAGTGACCGGATATCCAACGGGGCTATGGTTGCCCCTAGGGAGCTGGCTATCTCTTCTTTGGAAGAAAGATTTGAAAGATATCCGGAAAACAACCTAGGAGAACTGGGAAAAGAGAAGGGAACCAA